TTATCTACAAAGCAAAGACTCCTAACATTACATACGATACTAATCCTTTGGTTGCTGTGACTGAATACATGCCAAATGGATTCAAAGGATACAACTTTCATTGGAATAGAATGAGAAACTATACCTTCATGGAAGTGGTAGGACAATTATATTATGTGAACCCATCAGAGATTGATGAACTCAAGACAATTCCTTATCAAAATTTTGTTCTAAATAACTAAAAAGATAACTGTGGCATTACAAGAGGCTAGTGTTCTAACAAATGATGGAAGGGCAGTCTTGTCCTTTGATCCAAATAATCCTTCTATTGCACCAACAGTAACTGTTGATGGAACCACATACACTCAAAATGTTGATGGTTTATTTGCAGGTTCTGATGGAAGTATATGGAGTGGGGAACAACCTGGTAGTGGGATGACAGCATCTGCTGGTTCCCAACTCAGATCTCAGATGGGAAATATGATAAACAAAGATGGTACTGTTAGTGATGATGTTATAGAAGAATGGGGAGCCAACGTAAACGGAGCAAATACAAAACTTAATGATGGTGGAGATACAGAAGGTGGTAAAGATAAAGGTGATTCAGTTGATTATGAAGCATCTACTATAGATACCTCAGTAGGAGGAAAAAGATCATCATATGCTAATTTACGTTACCCATTAGCACAACTTTCTGATGACGTAGACTTTATGAAAATTGCCATGAAGGATTATATTCCTGGTAAATTTCAAAGCGGTAGGAAGAATAGGGCATCTGAAAGACAGATGGAAACATTAGGTACTGTTATTCTACCTATACCACCAGGACTTGCAGATAGTAACGTTACTAATTGGGGTGAAAGTTCTATGAACGTTCTCCAAATGGCTGGTGCTAGAAATGCACAAGAAGCCATGAATGCGGATGATTTTGAGGGATTTACTGGAAGTATAGGTGCTGGAATTAATAATTTTTTAGATATGGCTAAAAAGGATACTGGACTTGGTTCTTATGCAAAGACTGCTTTATTAAGTCAGATAGGAGCACTTGGTAATAACACTGCACAACTACTTGCAAGAAGTCAAGGACAAGTCATTAATCCCAACATGGAACTATTGTTCACTGGGCCAGCAAGACGTTCATTCAATTATACTTTTAGACTAACTGCTAGAAGTGAAAAAGAAACAATAAGAATTAGAAAGATTATCAGGTTCTTTAAGCAAGGAATGTCAGCAAAACAATCAGCTGGTAGTGGTCTATACTTAGATACTCCTAATGTATTTGACGTATCTTTCCATGCTGGAAGTAAAGAGCATCCATTCATATTCAAAATGAAAAGGACTGCGATAACAGGTTTTACTGTTAACTATGTACCAGACGGAACATATATGACATTACCAAACAAATCAATGACTGCATATGAAATAGGAATGTCAATGCAAGAACTAGATCCAATCTTTGATCAAGATTATACAGATTTGGATGGAAACAACGACTCTATGATAGGTTACTAATGTCTAATTACTTTAAACAACTCCCAAACTTTGATTACATCTCTCGCATCAATGAGAGAAAATCTAATCGTGATTACTTAGAAGTTAAGAACTTATTTCGTCGTCCATTAATAAGAGAAGATATTTTTACTAACTTCATGTCCTTCACTAAGTATAAAATAGTAGGAGATGAAAGGCCAGATGAAGTTGCTTATAATGTTTATGGTGATGAAGATTTAGATTGGGTAGTACTTCTTGCAAATAATATAATCAATGTAAGAGATGAATGGCCAATGTCACAGGGAGATTTTAATAACTATCTCTCAGAAAAATATGGTGATACTGGTGGTGTAGATTTAATTAAACACTATGAAACTATACAAATCCAAGACTCTAAAGGAAAAATATTTGTACCCAAAGGAAAGATTGTTGACTCAACATTCAAAGCAACCTTCTTAGATAGTGGAACTAATCAGTTAGTTGAAGTAAGTCCTATACAAGGTATAACTTATCGTACCTATGAAGAAAGACTCCAGGATGATAAAAGAAATATCAACATCCTAGAGTCTAGATTTTTATCGTATGTCATAGACGAAGTAGAAACTTTGCTAGACTACGAACCATCAAGTGAATACATTAACCCGAAATTAAAGAGGGGAAGTAACCCCAATTTAGGTTAACTATTCGTTAGCAAGTTTCTGGAAATAACTTAAAGCATCATCCTCATCAGCATCTGTTGCACCTGAAGAAGTAACAGGAGCAGCAACTGCTGCTGCAACAGGAGTACGTACATCATCCTCTGCTTCAACTTCCTCATCAAAACGAGGACGCTGTGCTTGCTTCTGTCCTAAGACAGACTTAAGACGACGTTCTAAATCTTCATATGATTTGAAGTTAGACTGTGAAGTGAAGTCTGCAAGAGAGTATTCTTTCTTCCAGAGTGCTTCAAGTGCATCATCGTCATCAAGCAGAGGTGCAGGAGCATCAAACTCTGACTTGTCATAATTCCAGTAACCATCAACCTTACGTATCTTAAGTTTGAAGTTTGCACCTTGCCAGAAATCGAAAGGATTAATGGGTGTCTCATCTTCAAACTCAGGTTGCATAGCTGCGGTTAACTTATCAAAAATCTTCTTCCCAAACTTGAACAGGAAGACTCCTCCTTCATTGTGAGGATTAACTGGGTCTTTTACAACGTAGATGTTTGCATAGTAAGAAAGCTTACGCTTCTGTCTACGAACAACATCCTTATCAGCATCATTACCACTGTTCCATAAGTCCCTATTGTATTCTGATACAGGATCCTTACCACCAATAGTAGTAAGAGAATTCTCTATGTACCAACCACCTGGTCCTTGGAATGCATGAGAATAAACCTTTGCCCAAGGTAACTCCTCACCATCTGGTGCAGGAAGGAAACGGATAACAGCATAACCATTACCAGACTTATCCAGTTCTGGTTTCCAAAGTCGCTCATCAGCACCACCTCTGGTAGTACTTGTCTTCTCTATCTCCTTAACTAATTTGGAGGTGAGCGAACCGAGAGAAGATTGTTTCTTTAGACTTGAAAAAGACATAGATTTGGCTTTTGTTTTGAGATTTGGCTTGTGTGTACCTATTGATTATAATATTAAAAAGAACTGTTGTCAACCTGTTGTTTCATAATACCAATCATCTTTTCCATATTAGAAAAGACATTAGCCATGTCAACATCTTTGGGCATCCCCATCATAACAGCAGACTCTTGAATGTTCTCTTTCATTTTCTGTGCTTCAGGATCATCTGATAAACTCATGCGAGCATAGAGTACCCTTTGCTTTTCAAGAAGTTCATGAAGTAGTTCAATGTGTTCTACTTTAGTGTCATTATCCATCTGAGGAAAATTAAAGACATCCCCATAGATCTCCTCTTGAAGATCTTGAATGTCTGCCATTTCCTTACGGACAATATCAGAATCGAAAAACGTCAATTTCTTTCAACCTCAGGGGTTTCTGTTTGTGTTTCAGTTTCAGTTTGACTGTCTCGAATTTGTTCGAGAACATCAATAGCACCTAGAAGTTTAAGACGAGTCTCACTGACAGTAACCAGTTGCTCTTTTAAATTTGTAAGTACTTCATCATTAGTCATTGCCATTAATTACAACCTCCCTAAGGACTTTTTTATAATGTGGTACATTAATATTTAGGAAGGGTGTATATTTTTTAATCCGTCTACTGACGGTTTGCCACACTGGATCCTTCAACTTACTATCAAAGTTTTTAACGTACCCAAGTATTCTATCACATATCACGAGAGTTTCAAGAGTAGTGTAACCACCTAAGTAACTTTTTAATATATGAGGGTGTCCTTTGCTACAATCAAACACCTCATCCAACTTCCTATCAAACAATACATCAACATCCTCTTTAAAAATATAGGACAATGACTGTACCTTCTTCTTCCATTGTGTAAAATTTTTATCTCCTTCCTTTATTATCTCTCCTATCCATAATGTTTCTGGATCCTTACAACTGACAAAGTTTGCTAGGAAATAATCCTCTATCTCTTTATCTGGATGTGCTCTAGACATCTTCTCAAAGAAGTACCTGTCCTTACGTTTATGAAATGCTTGTAAGGTAGCACGAGAACGACCACAATACTTATGGTAATCATACTTATCTCTAGTGAAGTGTTGCTTCATTGCAAGATAAGTTTTATATGTTTCAAAAGGCATCATCCAGGCAATGGTTTGATAATAATCCGATTGTTTTCGTAGTCTGCTTTAAACTCTAACTCAACATCATGTTCCCACATAAGTTCTTCATATAATGCATTGAGACGATCCATATCCTCCCAAAGATTATTGATATGTTCTGGCAAATGTTCTTCTTCCATTTAAAAAAAGTAATAGGGGAAAAATTTGGCGGGATTTTTTTTCGGTCTTTTATGAAACTAGATTGGTAATTTCGCACGAGATGTACGTTTTAAAAAGTTTAATTCCTGTGCATCATACTTAAGTTTTTCTTTAAGGGGCTTTGATAATAATTTAGGTACAGACTCAAGTTCAATTGTGTTCTGATCACAATAAACTATGATTGCTTCAATGTAATTAAGTGAATCATTTTCATGCACCAACTTTTCTATGTCTTGTGCAAATTTGGATGGACAAAGAAACTTCTTCTCCAACACTTCGTTTAGTTCTTTATCCATTACCATGAGATTGCAGATTAGAGGAGACAAATTTCTTTATATACTTTACTAATAGTTTAATATACTCGTCTTTGTTGCGTTTGTCAAATACTTTTACATCACCACCAGGTGTTACCATTAATGTAATAAGTTTCTTAACAGATATACCAGTCAACTCATAGTACATACATGCGTATGCAGTTTCTTGAACGAAATAGTTTTCCAACCACTTCTCTGGTTTAATCTTCTCAGATGTTTTAAAGTCAATGACTGCTAGTTCGCCTTCATATTCAGCAATGCAATCAACACGACCAGCAATGCCAAGATACTCTGAGTAGAGAGTACGTT